TTGGTCAGAACAGAGCGAGGGGTACAATAGCTGCTCCCACTGCGCTAATTGATGGAGATGTGGTAAGCGGTGTTAGTGCACTAGGTCATGATGGTACTGCGTATAAAAATTCAGGTGGATTTAGATTTAAAGTGGCAGGTGCAGTTAGTACAAATGTTGTACCAATGAAGCTTGTATTAGAAACTGGTGAAAATGCTAGTGCACTTGAACGTATGGTAGTAATGCCCGATGGTAAGATTGGTATTGGTATTTCCGCACCAACCGTCGAGCTTGATGTAGCTGGTGATGTTAATCTATCTGGGGATATTAGTAAAAATGGAACTTCAATATTTAACGAATTTGGCGGCTTACTTAGTGGACAATACATTGCGCAAGGGTACGCACTAACATCTACTTATGGAGCTATACTGCTGCCTATCAACTCTGACACTGCACCAACTAGTGTTACGATAGTGGGTGAATTTGATGTAGTTAGGTTTTCATCTAATGTTTTAGCTGCTGACGTTTCTTTAACGCTTAATACTACAGTTTCATCTAATAGACTTGCCATTCTTTTATTTGAAACGACTGGGCTAGTTGAAGGTACGTCATTTAGTTTAAGGCAGACTTCAAATGCCTCAAAAATTACTGTAAATTTTTAAGTATATTAATTTTGGAGGCGAATAATGCTTAAAGAGAAATCAAAATTTAAAGGGAGTAATGGTGTTTTGTTTACTCAAGGTTTGTTCTATGAGTACAACAACATAGATGCTCCTTATACACTTCGTCCAGAAGATTACACTTCTCGTAAAGGGAATGAGTACGTAAGCTTCGCTAGGGTGTATAGGGAGTCCGTAGATGAGTATGCAGCAGCAATGGCTTTGTTAGGGAGTTGGACTCACTGGCAAAAGCTTTGTAAAGAGAAATGGTTTCAGATAGGAGTAGTTAATGGCAGTAACTTCACAGGACTCCATGACTGGAGGGAAGAAAAAGAGAAGGCTAATGAGTCTGCTGCTAAGAGTGTTCTTCTGGATGCTATTGCTAATGGTGACACTCAGGCGGCTTGGAAACTCTATGATAAAGCGACTAAAAAGGAAGTCCCGAAAAGTGTGGGTCGTCCTGAAAAGAAAATACCTTCAACTAAAACAAGTAATGTAAGTAATATTGCTGAAAGTATAAGGAAGCGTTCTCTTGCTAATGGAAGCTAGTACTTTATACAAATTCCTTTGGATTCCTGCTTTAGCTATTTTTTCTTTCTTTTCAAAAAGATATTTTGAGACTCTAGAAAAAAAGAGTGAAGCCCTTTCTATGAAACAAGCAGCTATAGAAAAAAGTATTATAAATTTAGAAATGGAATTAAATAAGAATTATTACGATAAACAAGAAATCAAAGAGCATATTGTGCTGCCTTTAATGGAAAGATTTTCAGAAGTGGATAACCAAGTAAAGGTAATATCAGGGATGATGGTTGATATACACTCGGACATGGCAATTTTGAAATATAAAATTCTAGGTGGGGACAGTAAATCAACGTGATTATGGATCAGCTTAAAGAAGACTGTGAGAAAGATTTATATTTCTACGCTCAAGTAATGTTTCCTGATAGATATTTTGGAGATGTGCATGAGGAGATGTTTCTTTTCTTTCAGCGTTCTCTAGAGGAAGCTATGGAGACAGGGCAAGGGGATAATGCAGCAGCATTAATACCTCGTGACCACCAGAAGTCTTTTTGTATAGCAGTAGCTTGTTCGTGGGCTATTACTAAGTTTCCTTGGTTTACTGTTACCTATGTGTCTTCTAACCCAACATTATCAGAAAGACAGCTTACGGTTATTAAAAATATATTTAAGAGTGACTCTTACAGGGAACTCTGGCCTGAGATGTTAAATTACGAAGTTAACCCTAGAACAAAAGAATATGACCATAGGTCTTTAGGAACATGGACTAAAACTGAAATAACAGTAGACCACCCTAAAAGACCCAAGAGTGAAAAAGACCCAACAATAGCCGCTACAAGTGCAAAGAGTACCAATACAGGAGCGCACTATAAGATGTGTATCTTCGATGATTTGGTTACTAACGAGAACTACCGTAGTGCTGCTGAAAGAGAAGATATAAAAGAAGTTTATCAGTCGTATGCTTCTATTGCCACGACAGGTAGTATTAAGTGGATGGTAGGAACAAGATACGGAGATAATGATTTATACTCTTCATTGAAAGAAAAAGAATACGACATATTTGATGATGAGGGGGTAGTTACAGAAACTAGACCCTTGTGGAAATGGTTTGAAAGAAAAGTAGAAACAAGTAAACGTTACGATGGTACGGGTCAGTTTGTATGGCCTAGAACTAAAATGCCTGATGGTAATTGGTATGGCTTTAATCAGACAGAGTTAGGTAAGAAAAAGTCTGAAGCGTTTAACTTAGAGTTATATTACTCACAGTATTACAATGACCCTAATGCAGCTAGTGAAGCTAAGATTACAAGAGATTGCTTCATGTACCTCCAGCCTAACTTGTTAGAGCAAAGACAGAATAGGTGGTTCTATGGTAATAAGGAATTAAAGCTTGCCTGTGGTATGGATTTAGCTTTTAGTGAAGGTAGTGGTATACGTAAGGTTAAACGAGATTATACGTCAATTGCTATAATAGCTTGGGACAATGAAGGTTACTTATACATACTTGACTTACAAAGATTTCAGACAGCTAAAGCTGAAGTCTACTATGAAAAACTTCTTACAATGCATGAGTATTGGGACTTCCGAGAAGTAACAGTCGAAACTAATGCGGGTGGTGCTGTAGTAGCTAATTTTATTCAAGATGAGATACGTAGAGCAGGTCAAACGCTTGTAGTTAAACATCAACATAAAAACCAGAGAGAAGGTACAAAAGAAGAGCGTAATGCTCAGTTGTTTGAACCTCTTTACAGAAATAAAAGTGTTTATCACACAAAGGGTGGTTATACCAGATTACTAGAAGAAGAGTTACACCTAACAAAGCCACCACATGATGATTTAAAAGATGCTGTATGGATAGCTGTTAGTAATAGTAAACGACTAGCTAAACCTAAATTCGCAACAAACAAAAGAGAACGAACTGTTGTTAACGCTTCTAATCGTTTTCTTAGTAGGAGAAGAAGAGCTTGATTACCCTTAATTATAATAACAAGGATGCCTTAGCTGGTGATATAGCTGGGTACTGGGAAGAGTGGAATTCTTCTCGAACAACTGCTATGGCTTTATGGGCAGAGATAGACAACTATCTTCTTGCTACAGATACAAGTATGTTAGAGGGTGGAGATAACTTTGACCATAAAACACATCTACCTATTTTGTCAGAGCTACATGAAGACTTACTAGCTATTGTCTACAGTACAATGTTTCCACATGAAGATTGGCTAGGGTGGAAAGGTTTTGAAATAAATGCTATTACAAAACAATTGCGAGGTAAACTCCAAAGTTATATAAAGCAGTGCCATGCACTTAGTGGCTTTAACATTCAAATGCGTAAAGTGATTGATGACTTAGTACGTTATGGTAATTGTTTTGCTCAAGCTTATTATAAAAATGATACAACTGACACAGACGAAGGTTATGTATCAGGATACTCTGGCGCAGCCGTAAAACGTATTAGTCCTTTTGATATAGTATTTAACCCTACAGCTACAGATTTTGAAAAGACTCCTAAGATAATCCGTAGTTTAGTCTCCGTAGGAGAGCTTCTAGAGTTCTTAGAGGGGATATCTGACGAAGATAAGGTGATTACCCCAGAAGAAGTAGAGAGTCTCTTAAAAAGACGTACAGGAGGTTTTAGAGACTACGCTGAACGCTATAAAGAAAAACAGTATACTCCTCAAGGTTTTGGTAGTTTAGATGAGTACTACAGTTCTGGTTATGTAGAACTTCTTTGGTTCTATGGAGATATACTAGATGAAGTAGAAACAAAAGTTTATAAGAAGCGTTGTATTGTTATTGTTGATAAAGATACTGTTGTACTAGATAAGCAAGAAATAAAATCTTCTGTATTTAAAGGAGGTTGGACAGCACGACCTGATAACTTATGGAGTCAAGGGCCATTAGATAAAGTTGTGGGAATCAACTATATGATTAACCACAGAGAGAATGGTAAGAATGATGCTATTGATAAATTCATTTATCCAGATAGGTCTTATGTTGGTGATGTAGAAGAGATATATGACGAAGTAACAGGTCATACTAAGTACATTATGCCTGAAGGTGGAAGTGTTTCTGATATACGTCCTGACTCTACTGTACTCACTTTTGATAATCAAATAATGATGCACAGAGATTTAGCACGTACAAGTGCAAGACTTCCTCAACAACTAGCTGGCTTTAGAACAGCAGGGGAGAAAACTGCAACAGAAGTACAGAGTCTTAATGACGGTGCATTCCGAGGGTTTATTAATAAAGTAAGTCAGGTAGAAGAAGACTTGTTAGAGCCTCTTATACAAGCAGAAATGAGAATAGCTAAAGATAACTTTTCTAGTATTATTAAAGTATTGGAAGAAGATGAAGAAGGCGTTCTCCTTACTACTAGCATTACAGAAGAAGACCTTAGTGCTAATGGTAAACTCCTTCCAATGGGTAGTAGACGCTTTAGTAGACAACTTCAACAACTGCAAGGTTTAACACAACTAACTAATACAAACATCTCTCAGATGGTAGCCCCACATATTAATACATACAACTTAGCTAAAACAGTGGAAAGTTTATATGGATTTGATAAGTACGCATTTATTAAAAAGTTTGCTGCTGTAGATGAGAACTTAGAAATGCAAGAAAAGCAAATGGTGGCTGAACAAGAGATGGTTAAAACATCTTCCGAGCCAACAAGTTTAGAAATGGGAATGATGGGAGAAGAAGAAGATGAGTTTTAAAGTTCCTTCTTTTATGTCTACTTATTTTAGCTCTTTAAATGCAGAAGAGAAAAAAGAAGCCGTAGTTCGTTATAAGAGTTGGCATAAGCATGACTTTACACAGATGCTTCTAGATCACTTAGAAGACTCCCATAAGAAGTTAGTTAAAGAGGATGAGGATAAGAATGATTTTATATCTAAGTTCCAATTCTCTTATGTAGTTATACGTAATAGAGCAATGCGTAAACTTCTTAAAGAACTTCTAAAGAAACTGGAGTGGGAAGTGTAATGGCTACATATGTTTATCATTGCTACGAGTGTGAATATGATAAAGATGTTGTACATGGTATGACAGAAAGCCCAGAAGTAGTTTGTAAAGATTGTGCAGAAGGTATGCATAAAGTAATAAGAAGCTCGAACTTCCAACTGAAAGGTAGTGGTTGGTTTGGAAAATCAAAACAAAACTAAGGTAATACGGATGGCTAAAAAAGATTTAACTCAAATATTCGCTACAGGGAGGCTTGCTAAGGGGAACTTCGGTACACCTAAGAAAAAGGCTAAAGCCAAACCTAAAACAGACAAAGAATTAGCAAGCACACGATTAGGTAAAGGGGCAGCAAAGAAAACAAACCCCACTGCAAGTATTGTTGGTAATGTTGCTAAGTACCTTACTGCGAAAAAGAACAAGAAAGAAAGTCAAGCTGCACAAGTTAAGAGATTAGCTGCTGTAAAGCGTTTAAAAAAGAAAAAGTAAACAAAACTAAGGAATTTAATTATGATGAAAGCTCAAGCAGTTGCATACGCTAAAAAGAAAGCCCCTAAAATGGCAATGAATGGAAAGTCCATTCCAGTAAAAAAGAAGCCAGCCCCTGAAAAGAAGCTAGTGGCGACGAAATTTAAAAAATTTAAAAAGATTGAAAAGAAAACCACAACTAAAAAGAAATAAGAGGAATTAAGAATGCAGACATCTAACCCAGATGTAAAAGAAAATTTGGAGGCTAACCAGCCAAAATCTCAGGAAGAGGTTAAGCCGCTATTTAGTGGTACAGATAGTCAAGGTAAAGAGCGTTTATTCAGCACCACTGAAGAAGCTCAACAATCATGGCAGTCTGCTCAGAACTTTATCAAAGATAAGGTTGATGAGACTAAAACGATGGAAGCTAGAATTCAAGAACTTGAAGCTAAACTTACCCAAAGTACAAAGCTGGAAGATGCTTTATCACAATTAAAAAATAAAGAGGAATCCCCTGTGAACGAATTACAGCCAAGTCAAACCACTGAGACAACCCCTCAGTTGGACGTTGAAACGCTTAAACAGCAACTACTACAAGAA